CAGGTGATGGTAATCGTATCACAAAAGATAATATACCTTATATGCTTTCTGGTGACTCTTTAGCTCCAGGATCTGTTGGAACTCTACAACAAGTTACTAATAATGGAGCGACTACAACTAATAGCATTCATTTAGATAGCGATTCAGCTCAACTACAGTTTGGTGATGCTAATAATATGCAGATCTTTCATAATAGTGCTAAAGGCGAAATTAATGTCGCCGCAGGTGACTTTGAAATCGATTCAGCAGGAGATATTATTCTTGATGCAGAAGGTAATGATATATTATTTAAAGACGCTGGTTCTACTTTTGGTAAAATTACAAATAATAGTCAAAATTTAGAAATTCATGCTTCAACTAATGATAAAGATATAGTATTTAAAGGCTTTGATAATGGTGTTGGTATAACAGCCATGACCATTGATATGTCAAAAGGTGGCAATGTTGGTATAGGGACAACTGATCCATCAAACTTACTTTCACTTGTATCAACTGTTAATAATAATGGATTCAGATTAGATTACCCAGGAACTAGCAATACCGCATACCCGTTTTATGTAGGTAAGGATGATGATTCAAAATATGTAAGAATAAATGCAAATGGAGTAGCTCTTAAGAATAATGGTGCTGAATCAGTTGTTAAAACAGAAGGATCAAATAATGATTTAAATATTATAGGTCAAAGAAATTTAATATTTACATCCAACGAAACTTCTGAAATAATGCGGATTGCTTCCGATGGTAATGTTGGTATAGGCACAACCAGTCCAAGCAACGCTCTTGATGTTGTCGGCCACTTCTCTGCTACAAGTAAGTCTTTCTTAATCGACCACCCAACAAAAGAAAACAAAAAACTCCAGTACGCATCTTTAGAGGGTCCAGAAAACGGAGTTTATGTCAGAGGAACTACAAATGAAGCAATAATAGAGCTTCCAGAATACTGGTCAGAGCTTGTGCATGATGAATCTATAACTGTTGTTTTGACACCGATTGGCAAAAAACAGGACTTATTTATCATTAAAAAATCAAATAAATTAATAAAAATTGGAGGAGTTGAGGGTTCTTACGATTATGTAGTCTACGGAGAACGTAAAGACATAGATAGGTTAGAAATTGAACCATTAAAAGTGTAATTAAGTAAGATGCCTAATATTGTTACAAGCCCAGAATCAGGGATTTTAGAATTTAACTATAATGATCCTAGTGGGTCAGCAACTAATGTTAATACAGCTTCAATAAGGTTGCATGGCACAGGGGGAAATACATTTTTTACGGGAACTAATGTAGGTATAGGAACAACAACTCCTGCTCATCAATTACATCTAAATAAAGAAAATGCTATATCAGAAATGCAGATTAGCAGGGGAGGTTCTGATCCAACCACTAATACAGATATAGGTAGGATACAATTTAAAACAGATTACTCAGCTTCACCAAATGAAGTAGGAAGTATATGGGTAAAAACAAACTCAAGTTCATTTAGAACTGATATGCGGTTTGGCGTTAAAGCTACCGCAGGTACAGAAGAGGTGGGACTAACCGTACATGGAACTAATGATGGTCCATTAGTAGGTATAGGAACAACTAATCCACAAACAAAATTACATGTAACACAGGGAACAGATGATAATACAGATGGTATTCGATTAAGTCGAGCAAATAGTAACGCCTCTTATAGTCAATACATTGATACTAGTGCTAAATTCAATATTGGATATTCAAACCCAAGCACGGCTGATCCTGACCCCCAGATCACCCTTGAACAAGGTGGTAATGTTGGTATAGGGATAACTGATCCTGATCAAAAATTACATGTAAGTGGCAACATTAGAGTAGGTCATGGTGGCGCTAGTGACTACAATAGAATTGATTTCACTAGAAATGGTGGAGCTATTGTTGGGGGTATAGGATGGCATACAGATAATATATTTTATATTGGTGGACATCCTTCTGTTGGGCCAACTGCTGGTAGAACTGTAAGGGTTTATGGATTTGGTTCTGATGTGCGTTTGGGAGATAGCGTCAATGGTGATGTATTAACTGTAGATGCTACTAACGGTAATGTTGGTATAGGAACAACTAGTCCTGCTAGCAAACTTCATATCGAAAATACAGCTTATGACTTCGATAGTTCTCCAGAAGTTGGTGACTTCCATTTAATGCTCAGAGATTTTGATAGTAGCACCGCTGGGGATGCAATTTCTATAGGGTTTGCACAATCAACTGCTGCTACTGCGGTAGGTGCGAAATTAAGCTTTTTAACTGAGGGATCATTTTCAAGAGGTAGTTTAGTATTTTCAACTAACAGCACTGCAAGTATAGGAGACAATACTGCCGAAAGAATGCGTATCGCATCTGATGGTAATGTTGGCATAGGAACAAATAATCCACAAACAAAACTAACTGTCGGAAGTGATGGCAATGAAGATGGTATAGAATTAAGAGAAGCAGGTAATCTTAGATTTAAGGTTAGACCTTCGTCATCAAATGCTTACTTGAGTTTATATGATAGTAGTGCTAACGAAGACATTAGACTAAACACTGCTGGAGATAGTTATTTTAACGGTGGTGATGTAGGTATTGGAACAAGTAATCCCGTTACTCAACTTGAAGTCCAAGAATCTGCTGGCGCACCTATGTTGCAACTGCGTCCAAATGCAGCCTCTACAGACATTAATCCTATTATATTATACAGGGGTCAGGTTAATGGTGCTGCAAACTATATGCTTTGCCAAGGGGTTTCAACTTTCTTTGGCACATTTGAAGGAGGTGTGCCAACTGATCCGTCAGACATGATCAAGCTGCAACCAAATATAAGTGCTAATCCTCAATTACACATAGGTGATGCAGGATCATCAGCAGCAACATTAAATGTTGGAGGTAATATAAAATTATTAAATAATGGAGCCAGCTACATTAATGGCGGCAATGTAGGTATAGGGACAGTTAATCCAGACTTTTTATTTGAATGTCGCACAAGTAACACAAACGCAGAAACAGTTGCAGGTTTTGGAAATAACAACATTAACGGAGGTCTTGAAATTTTGACAAGTGACGGCAATTTAGCATGGGGCTTTAATGCGAAAAATTCACGCAGCTTAGTTTTTCAAACTAATCAAACCGAAAGAATGCGAATCAACTCCGCTGGTAATGTAGGTATAAAAACTACAAATCCTTTAGGTACGCTACATATAGCAACTAATGACGCTACCAATGGTGACTTAATGATTGGAGGCAATAATGACCCTATGGGGTTTGCTTGTGAATTTGTAGGTAATAACGATACTAAATTACATATAGGTCGGAAACACTCTGCTGATAGTGAGTTTATTGAAAGAGTCACTATTCTAGATGAAGGTAATGTTGGTATAGGAACAAGTAATCCTGATGGCCCGCTTCATATTCAATATAGCGATGCCACAGCAAGAACTTCTGTCATAAATAACACCACTGTCGGTTTACAAATAGAGAACTCTAATTCTGCTGGTGTTGCTCAAATACATTTGAGAGCAGGTGATGGCGATGCCCATATTTTAGTTGAAAATGTAGGCGCTAACGCTACAGATATGTTTATCTCTGTAGATGGAACAGAGCCAGCTCTAACAATTAAAGATTCTGGTAATGTAGGCATAGGAACAACTAATCCTATAGGCACATTACACGTTTACAATACCAACACAACTTCAGATGGCGATGGCACTGCGACTATGAATGCCACTGGGCAAGATAGTATTGTGCTTTATGGTCATGGAGGAGTTGATCAAGCAACTTACGGTGGAATCAGTTGGATGGGTGGATCAACTCGCCGTCGAGCTATGATAACAGCAGTAGCGGAAAACACAGATACAGATTTTGTAGGATTAGCATTTTATACTCAAGGGACGGATGGAGCAGGAGACTTTAGTGAGTCCATGCGTATAACAAGAGCTGGTAAAGTAGGGATAGGAACTACGAGTCCTAGTCAAGAATTAACGATATCCACTAAATCTGCTTCTGCTAATAATGCTACTTTGCATTTAGAAGTTGATGGTACTAACGTAGAGGGATTCATTAATCAAAATAACGGAGAAATGCAATTCATTTCTCGCGAAGACACCACCAACGGAACATTTAAATTTCAAGGAAGCAATGGTACAGCATTTACTAATTATATGGTTATTGATGCTGATGGTGAAGTTGGTATAGGAACAAATACTCCACAAGAAAAATTTCATGTGGATGAAGGCTTTATACTCGCTGATGGAGCTTCCACAAATCACGGATTTGAATTAAGAAGAGATGCTGTTGACACTTTCCAAATTAGACATTTAGACGGTAATTTTACTATAAATAACCTTACAGATAACCGTAAAGATTTAACGATTGATGGAGATGGTAAAGTAGGTATAGGAACAACTAATCCAGACGAAGCTCTAGATGTTGTAGGGTTCATAAGAATGGGCCATGCTACCGCAAATAGCACACAAAAGATAGCCAGACAAGTTGTTCGTGCTTACAATACCTCTCACAATGATTTTATAGCTTTTATGGGTACGGCTAATGAGACTAGTAATGTAGTAAGTTACGGCGGTGGTAGTAGTAGTCAAACATGCGCGACTAAATTATCTTTCTTTACTCATACTAACGTTTCTACATCCACTGCTGGAACAGAGAGGATGCACATTAATTCTATTGGTAAAATTGGAATGGGTGCTGCCACTTCATTTAGCACTGACCATGCTGGAATGAGGCTCCAAATATGCGCTGAAGATACGAGTCCAAGTTTAGATGCATCAACACTTGATGATTCCTCTTTAGTTATAAGTAACGAGGATGAAGACTATGGAATGGTATTTGCTGTTAGAGGTGGTGGTCAAGGACAGATTCAACAGAGAAGAATGACATCTGCTCCTAACGTCAATAACTATCCATTAGAACTCCAACCATACGGAGGAAATGTCGGAATTGGAACTGAAGATCCTAGTAATAAATTAACTGTAAATGGATCTTTTTCTGCTAGTAGTAAAACTTTTGATATTGAACACCCTACGCAATCAGGAAAACGATTAATTCATGGTTGTTTTGAGGGTCCAGAACATGGGGTTTACTTTAGAGGTAAAACACAAAATAGCGGCATACAGGCTCCAGAATATTGGTCTGGATTAGTTGATATTGATTCAATGACAGTTGACGTAACTCCAATAGGACCAAATCAAAGCATTTATGTTGATAGAATAGAAGATAATGGAGATGTCTATGTTGGCGCTAATACTAGCGAGCCTCTTAATTACTTTTATGTCGTATACGGAGAGAGAAAAGATATAGATAAGTTAGAAATTGTAAAAGATCCAACTCCTCCAGCTTTAGAGGCGCACCTCATGGAATAATTAATTAGAATTTTAAGTATATTTTAATATATTTAAAATATGCTTGATTGTGTTTTTTTAACTCCTATAGCTAATGGTATTACAGGTAATTTAGTGCCAAATTATCTTAAATTGCAATCTTGGTGCGATAGAAATAACTCAGCCATACTTACTTGCCATAGATTGTTTCTAAACTTTGCCCGTAATTATCTCGCTACAGGAGGTAAAGGTTTTGTAGATACAAGACCTCCAGATGCAGAATGGCTTTTTTGGATAGATTGCGATGTAAATTTTAGTATACAACAGGTTGAACATTTATTATCAATCGACCCAAGTAAAAAATTTGTTACAGGTTGGTACAGATCAAATTATTCTGACAATGCCATGGTAGGTAATTTGGATGAAGATTTTTTCAAAAAACATCATCATATGCCTTTTATCTCAGTAGAGTGGCTCGACAAAATTGGCAAAAAAGAGCCAAACAAGTTAGTTCAAGTGGATTGGTGTGGATTTGGCTTCACTAAAATACATAGATCTATATTTGAACAAATGGAATATCCATATTTTCCACTAAATCATGTACATATAAAACATTGTGATAATGGAAAAAATGGCAAATTTGACTTAAAAGATTTATTTTTTGAGGATGTCAGTTTTTGCCAAAATTGTTATAAACAAACTGGAATAAAACCTTTAGTTGTTCCATCAATTAGAGTTCCACATTACAAATCATTTTTCGTTTAAATTTTCATCTACTTTAAATGCTTGGAAATGTGGTGTGTTTCCATTACTAAAGTCATTTTTGAAAATACAAACTTTGTGGAGCTTTCCATCAATGTTTATATTTCCTGATAGAAAAGTTTTACCGTTTGGTTGCTCTTTAGTCCAAAAAACCCCAACCTTATTCTTTTCCCATTTCGATGGTTTTTTGTTCAAGGGCTTCGATGAAGTCTTTCCTTGCATAATGTGGTAATGATTTATATTTAGATTTTAAATTTCTGTAAACTCTCCTAGTAAAGTCGTTTATAGGAGGACAAATTTTTCTAAGTTTTTTAGCTACTCTTCCATTCATATTTTGGCAACGTATGTTTCTGAGTCTTTTACAAAACCCATTCTTTTATAAAAATTACATATTTTATCAAACTTATCTGACTCGCAGACAGCAGACATGCTGACATATTCAAACTTTTGTTTTTTAGCAAACTTCATTGCTTGACCTAATAATTTAAAACTTACTTTTGGATTATCTGATATCCAAATATATTCAGCAAAAATATTTTTAGCAAACTTTTCATTTTTATTATTTATAAAAGCAATAACAGCATCATATTTATCATCTTCATTCAAGTTAGACCAAACAAAAAAATCCCATTGTAAAATTTTCTTATTGCTAAAACATGCTATAATACAATCTTTATCGTGTGGCAAGAATTTATGGAAAGAGTTTTTATCTTGTTCCCCAAAAAGATCATGTATGTCATTTACAACTTTTTCAAATTTCTTTGGATCTGTAATTCTTTCTATCATTATTTTTTTAAGACAGCTATCAACTTTCTAGCATCTTTAGCTGATATATCGTTGAAAGATGACCAATTTTTAGCATCTTCGTTGCGATATGTTTCTTGTTTCCACAGACTCCTCAAAACATCTTTAAAATCATTGTAAGATTTTACATTATGCTTTGATTTTAAAATTTTTTCTAAAAGATCATTTGGTGTAATTGCTGGAACATCATGATGCTCTATAGTTACAGAATTATCAGCCTGTTTTGATTTATCTATCTCATCAGCACCAACAATATGCACATTTAAATAGTTTCTTACGCATCTTACAAAAGCCCTATTACAGGCTATTGTCTCTAAAAATTTTAAACAAAAATCATCAGTGTTTGCCTCTGTCGCGTTAGCAAAATCTGTGTATGTTACTATCGAACTATTAGATGTTTCATAGTTGCTAGACCAAGATATAGTACACTTAGCAGTTACATAGTTATCTGCTACATTTTTAACATCAAAATCAATAGAAGTATAACCTCTTAATTTAGCAAGCTCTTTGATTCCTCCAAGCATTATAAGAAGTTGTTTATCTTCTAGACCTTCGATTGAATCTGGAAGTGGTTTATTGCGGCGAACAAACCAATCTTTATTTGGGTATAAAAATTCAGGTTTTACCATCGCTCGCCAATCAACTGAGCCATCATCGTTAAATGTATAGTTTACATTTTCAAGTAAACCGTGCTCATTTCTTTTATAAATATCTGGTCCGTATTTTTTCTTAGCTTTGCTCATATATAAAAAATTGTTGTGATTCTTTCCAAAAATCATCAGTATCGATCACTAAATCATTATTGTCAAGATTATTTTTTAAGTGAGCTAGACTAGTGTAAAATTTACCATCTTTGAAAATTGTTTTTTTTGTGAAGAATCTGGATTTAGAGCCAACTTCACATTTCTTTTTGCTGTTTGAATTATATGTCCGAATATTTATATCAAAGTAATTATTTCTTATTTTTGGTAAAAGTTTTTCGTCTTTTACTAATAAAGTATAATTGATATTCAATTCATTAAGACTATCAAAATAATCTTGTCTAATAGATTTAGAATTTATATCTGTGAATATAAACAAATTTTCAATATTGTTTTTATGTGGCTGTATTTGACTAATATTTATAGGTTTATCACTAAAAATTGAAACTTTATAATTTTGACAATATTGGCTGAAAGCTTTTACGTTAATTCCATAATCTGTTCTTATAAATACTGCTTCATTAGGTCTAGTTTGTATTTTATGAAACGTGGTTGGAACTATTTCAATAGCTCGGTCACCAAAAGCAGAACCTATTTGCAAAGTTTTAAAATTTATTTTTGCTTCTTCTAATTTTAGTAAATTTAAAATTGATTGAGCTATGAATTCTGGCTTAATTGTGTTAATTTGTGCTGCTGGATCATCTAATGAGAATGAGGGATTTTTATTCCAATCTGGCTCTATATTAATAACTTTAGATGAATTACCAATCAAAGGTTTGCATAAATTTGAATATATATTTCCATATAAATTTACTGATGGGATTTTTTTAAAATCTGCGATTTGACTTAGTATGCCATCACAGCCGACATACAACATACTTTTTGCTATTAAATAGGATTGCTGTTTTAAAGGCAAATTTAGTGTTTTATTAACGCCCTCTATATGTTTATCAGAAGCAAATTGAACAATTTTTATGTTATTTTTATTTAAAAATGGTTTTAATATATTTAGTACAATATTAAAATATTTATAATTTCTAGATTGAACATTATGTTCATTATATAACACGATGTATTTATCAAAATCTAATGGAAAAAAATGTTCCTTGAAAACAGGTTTAGATATTTTTACGCCTAAATTTTTTGCATATTCTTTTAACAAATGTGGCATTATTTTAAAGAAAATTGTATTTTATCATTTCCATTATGCAAGTATGCTAAATTCTTTTGAGTTGTGCAATTAGGATTGAATAATATATCAAAATACCCATCATGGTCAGAGCATCCCTCCATCATCAAAAAATCTTCTAACACGGGGCTATAAGGCAATAGCTTATGTACATGAGGATTATCATCTATACAAGGATAGTATTTAGGATCAGTAAATACATATATATTGTGATTTTTGTATAATTTTTTTAAATTATCTAACAAACAGTTTATAAAAAACACATCGATTTCACTTTTTGGCATCACGACTCCTATTCTTTTGTCTTTGCCTTCGTCATCAAGAATATCTTTTAAATCAGGTATAGATGCTTTATTTATATGTTCTTGCGCTGTCTGTTTAAAAAAATTAACAATTTCTTGCGGATTAGCGCCAGCTTTTACTTTAGCAAACCAATTTTTAAAACCTGTATCATTTTCATCTACAGTCTCATTCAAGATGTTTTTATATATATCAATTAGAAATTCTTTTGGAGATGGGTAATTTTGTTTTGGATTGTAATTAGGATTAAAAAATAATTTTTTTAAATTAAAATCATAATCAACAGGCGGCATTTCGTCGATTATCTTCTCTAGTTTTTTACCTATAACCTCCATTGAAAAATTATCTATTACCCATTGCCTAGATTTTTTACCTAGCTTATCTTTTTCAACGTTCGTCATTGAATGAACCTTTTTAAGATTTTCACATATACTATTAGGACAAGTAGATGCTTTTATAAATTGAGTTCCAGGTTCTCTATACTCACTCCAAGATAAAGGTAAGCCACCACTTTCATGTGAACAGCTATCTTCACCACAAGAATAATTTGTTACTAAAGTAATTAATTCTGTTAATTTAGCTTCTTGCACTGGTATTTCTTGACCTCCGCTTGTAAATGGATGACAATAAACATCCATTATATTATAAACTTCATTAAGCTGCTTTTCTGTAACTCCCATATTTACATTTGTAGTAACTAAAGATTTTTTAGCGCCACATTTTTTACAGTCAAGTTCTTGACCAGTAAAATTTTTAACCTCGTAAGATCTACATTTACTACATGAATAAGTAGTTAAAATATCAGATGGATTAATTTTTTTTTCATCTAACATCCTAGGTATATCCCAACCCTCAGACCAATGAGTATGCAATAGTAATTTTGCCCTTGGCTCTGTATTTTTAAATAATTTAAAGCCATCTAATAAATTAGGTACACTTTTTCTTAATTGATTTCTAAAGACAAATCCTACTATATATTCATCAGACAAATTGTGAGCATCTCTTAAGGATTTGCGATTATCATCAGATAATCTGTAAAAGTTATTAGTATCTAAAGAACCTCTTAATGTTTTTACATGATCATAACCTTTTTCTTTAAATTCTTTTTCTGCAAAACTAGACCAAACATAATAATTTTTTACTTTTGGAGCAAAATCAATAGCTTGAGGTAAGATTGGTAGACTATCTAAGGTAGTCCAAACCATTGTATTTATTTTATCCCACCAAGGTTTATTAGAGTAGCCACCAAAAGCCCAAATATCCTCTATACCAATGTAAACATCAGGTTTAAACTCTGAAACTGCTTTATCGACTAATGTTCTCCCATATCCCTCTTGCCTTTGCTCATCTGGGCTTAATATTTGTATTTTATTAGGTGGAAGCGAAGAACCTTTGCAAATCCAAGGAACTGTTTTCGTTTGTGGGTCATCCCACTGTAAACCATTTGCAAGTTCAATTATATTATATTTATTGGTATTATAAAGATACCTCAATATATTTTTTTTATTTTTACCAAACCCAGTAAAAGCTCTACAAAAATTAGAGTGAACTAAAATTGTTTTTTTACTCATTAATTATTGTTAGATCTGATTTCTTTTGCTTTTTGCAGTCTATGTAAATACAACTCTTGCAAATAAAGTTTTAGAAACTCTAATAAAGAATAAGCTTCAGACATTTCAACTCCTATACCAAATTTGTTGGCTGAGTTTCTATTTATTGAAAAAGAGAAAGCTTTTGTGCCATCCTTTTTGCTGTAAGGTTTAAAGGATATAGCAGTCTTATTATCCTGATAAGAGTGAAAGGCTGAAAATTCACAATAATTAGTTATTGCATTTATTAAACCTCCAACTTCTATCTCATTTAATTTTAATGAGATAGATTTATCTGGATTTTTTGAATTTTCAGAAAATGAACCAGTTCTTCTTTCTTGATTCCAAGAAAATTGTTTTATAGCTCTTATAAAAATACAAGGCTCTTTATTTTTTTGATTTGGCCCGATATCAAAACTAACTGCACACCCAGTATTTTTTGAATTAGGTTTGTAGTACTGTACAATCATGCACAATACTATCAATAAATGAGCCTTTTTCTATATAAAATTATTTTTGAGCTTTTTTTATTTGGTCAGATGTAGGAGCACCTTTATCACCTTTTTTACGCATTTTTTCACCTGATCCTCTTTTAATGCGTTCTCTTTTTTTTCTAATATTTTCCCAAAGACTGCTCTTTATTTCGTTTTTTTTTCTTTTTCTTTTAGAATTTGGTCATGCCTTTTCATGAATTCTTCATGATTTCTTCCAGGCATGTAGACAGGTTTGCCATCTTTTCCTCTATGCATATGAACACCTGTTAAACCTAATTTTTTGCCCTCTTCAATTGCCTCTTTTGCTGTTGGTTTTCCATGAGCCATTGGGTCCATCGCGGCTCTCATTTTCATTTTATCATCCTTCTTGGGCATATCCATAGCTTTCATTTTTTTATCTTTTTCAGGCATATCCATAGCTTTCATTTTTTCATCCTTATCTTTCATATCCATGGCTTTTAGACTTTTTTTAAGTCTTTCGTCTAATTCAGGATAAGGTTTTCCAATGCTAGCTTTAGTCTCTTTATCTTTGCCGTAATGATGAGCTTTGTTCTTTTTATCCTTACCATAATGATGAGCTTTACCTTCCTCTTTCATTTTTTTAAGGATAGCCTCTTGTAAAGCAGGTGGAAGTTTTTTTTGTTTCTCTGTAAGCTCGCCATTTGAATTTTCCATCAACATCGGTTTATCCTTTGCATATTGAACAGCACATGCTTTCATGGTATTATCCATATTCATATCTTTAGTATCAACCATTTCTGCATCATTCATTGCACAATGACTCATATAGGACTTAAATATCCTGCTCTCTTGCTCGTCCATTTTTTTATCTTTGGACATTTTTTTATCTGTAGCTTCGCTCATTTTAGTTTGTGGTGTGTTATGTATAAAAAATAAATCTTGTCCATTCCATGGACCTTTGCCGTCTAAAAGCTCGCTACCGACTGTGACAGAAGCTTTTTTTGACGCTTTTTCAAATTGTGACATGCAAACAGCGACTCTTTGTTTATTATCGCCGAACTCGCCTTTTTCAGATAAATCAGCAATACATCTGCTCATAAAGTCAGATCTTTTCTCTTTATCATTTGGAGTTGGAATAGGCATTTTGCACTAATATTTACACTAAATATTATGCTTTTGCACCTAAAACTGGTTCAGTTATTGTTTTAAGTAGAAAATCTTGATTATCTATGAAAACAGGCAGTTTTTTAAAGTTTTTAAAATTAGAATAAAATATAGACATGATATCAGTTATTTTACTTATTCTAAAACATCTTAATTGATATACTTCTCTTAGGTAATCGCCAAGACATTCTAATAGTTTCTTTTTAACGCAAAAATCATAAAAACTTTTAAATTTTTCGTCATTAAAATTTTCATAAACATTTTTATATGAGGATACTATTTGATCTTTAGCTTCATCATTAAAACTTAAATTTAATATAATATCACATAAATCTAGGTATGGATGATATTTACAACAACCCTCTAACTTATCGAAAAAAAACAATGAATTAGTTAAAAATATAGAATCAATGGTGATGTTTGACAAGCATGGGCTAAAATCACTTATGTTAGGAGCTGTGTTCCTGATATCATCAAGCAAGCTAAATAAAATTTTTTCTAACCTATTGTAGTCAGTATAATCTTTTATTAAATTTTTTGTTTTGTTTGTAAAATTTTTTGAAAAATCTTGATGTTCAGTTAATTCTTTGAGATAACCACTTTTTGATCGTTTTGGCTTAATTTTTTCAACCAAAGCTTTATGTGTCCAAAAAAATACGTCTGCATTTTTTAGGAAAAAATCTCTACCTACATCTTTTAGGTTTAAGCAATCAGGGAATTGACTTAGTAAACAAAGTATATCATCTCCTACTTTCACTCTTTTTAAACAAATAAACTTCCCTGATGCAAAATTTTTTAATTTTTTTAAAAAAAGACTTTCTCTAGATAGTTGAGTGTTTTCTGGGTCAAGAGATACTTTTAAAAGATAAAATTTACCATCTAAACATTTTAAATAGTAAGTGTCGTAATTAATTCCAGTATTTAATAACTTTATGGATTCAACATTTAAGTTGTTATAAATTTTATCTATAATTGCAAGAACAAACTCTTTAGTAGAGTTTTCTAAACTTGGAGGATTTAAAACATAAGCTTTATTATTGAATAAATGTAAGCTCATTTTACAAGCAAAATATATTTTTGTTTTTTATCTTAACTCCAACAGTATCTATATCTTTATGCTCCATCATGTATTTAGAGACAGGAAATTGAATAAATTTCTTTACAAAACTTTTTATATCTCTTGCATGAATTTTTTTATTTTTTATTTCATTAAAAATAAATTTTTTAACATGAGGAGTTATCTTTAAGTGAACTCCTTTTAACTGTAATCTTTCTTTAAGGTTTTTAATTTCTTTTGTAATAATGCTTAAGTAAACGGAATCTTGCAAATCATTGAAGCTCAATATCTCATCTATCCTTGATATTAATTCTGGTCTTAAATATTTTTTTACAGCAGATATTTCTAATTTTTTAGGACTGTCAGAATTATCTAAAAAGCCCATACTTTTTTTCTGCTTCTGACTTTGACCTATATTTGATGTCATAACAACTATTGTGTTACTAAAGTCAATTTTTCTGTTTAAATTGTCTGTGATATATCCTTCATCTAATAAATGTAGCAAAATATCTAATATTTTAGGTTCACATTTTTCTATCTCATCAAAGACAACAACACAATTAGGATTGTTTCTTACATGCTCAGATAATATACCGCCATCATCGTAACCAACATACCCAGCGCTTGCGCCAATTAATTTATTTATACTAGTTTTATCTTGATACTCACTCATGTTGAGTTGTATATAAGATTTTTCACTACCAAAAAAGTATTTAGCTATATTTTTAGCTGTAAATGTTTTACCAACTCCAGTAGATCCTATAAATAAAAAACTCGATAAGGGTTTATTTTTATCTGATAAACCTGTTTTAGCACATGATAGATTGCTATGTATTTTTTCTAATGCATCATCTTGGCCAAAGACCTCAGATTTTATATTTTCCATAAATTTAGAAAAAATATTCTTTTTTTGCATGATGGCTTTTTTTGATATGCCACTTTTTTCGCTAACAACTTCTATTATATCTTTTTCTCTAATTTTTCTTTTTCTACCTCTACCTTTTGAATCCATGAATGTAGACATTGTGGTGATATAATCTTTTATGATTTCAGTAAATTTAGTTTCATCAAATTCTGAATCGTAATCTAAATTTTTTATCAAATCAGTAAAAGTTCCACGCGCATCAGTTACTTTATCTGAGTTTTTAAAATATTTTATTTTAGTTTTAGCTCCAACTTGATCTATTATATCAAAAGCTTTATCTGGAAAATTTTTATTACTTAAGAATGTTTCACATAAATCTAAAATTAAATCTATTTCTTTTTCTTCATATTTAACATGATGAAAATCTTCATAGTATTCTAGAGTATTTACTATTATTTTTTTAGTATCAGCTTTGCTAGGTTGATTAACTACAATTTTATCAAAGCGTCTTGTGATTGCAGAGTCTTTTTCAAAGAATTTTTTATATTCTTGAAAAGTTGTAGCTCCTATACATTTTAAGTTACCACGAGCTAACGCTGGTTTTAACATATTTGACGCATCAACACCACCCTCAGAGCTGCCAGCTCCAATTATAGTATGTATTTCATCAATAAATAATATAATATTTTCATCTTTAGAAACTTCATCTATCAATTGTTTGAACCTTTGTTCAAACTCACCACGATACTTTGTACCAGCGAGCATAGAGGTGATATCAACTGAATATATCTGCATTAGAGCTAAATGGCACGGTACTTTTTGATTTACAATCTTTTGAGCTAAACCCTCTACTATGGCAGTTTTGCCAACACCAGCATCGCCAATAAGCACTGCATTACATTTATTTTTTTTCAATAAAATTTCAATTAATTCATTTATTTCTGAGTCTCTACAGGAAATTGTTGAGGAGTTTTCTGCTATAAATTTATGGTTTAGATTGACACAGTATTTGTCTAATATTTCTCTGCTTTTTAAAGCTTTTTTAGTGTCAGCTTTCTCAAAAGAAAAAACTTTTTTACCCTCTATGTCAAAAATATTTTTAACCTGATCTGAAGATGGTATCGCTGTTTCAATAACATGAGCTTCTATTATTTCTTTGCCATATTGGACATCAATATTTTTACTTTTTAAAAATTTCACAAAGTCTCCATCCATATCAAAAATCACGTAAAGTATGTGCTCAACCCCTATGAAATAACTATCAAAGTTGTCTGAAAAATCTTTGGCAAAAAAGATGACTTCATTGACCTCTTCATGCCAACCTTCTTCATCAGTATCATATAAATCTTTTCTTTCTTTACAAAATTCTTTGAATAACTTTAAAAATTCTTTTATGTCTGGATCAAATCCAAAACTTTTTAATTTAACTATACAACTATCAGATAAATTAATTAAACACCCATAAATTAAATGACTTATATTTACTAATTTATGGTTATTCGACTGTGCAAAAGCTTTAGAATCTTTTATACATTTTTTAGCTTTTGGAGTTAAGTTGAAATCTGTTAAACCCATCATAAGTATTTACACTATTTTATCTCAGATAACTTCATGTAGATTTTATCCTTTAATGAATGCATTTTTTCAATAAATATAATATCATCTCCTAATCTACCATTAATTACAACAATATCCTCTTTTTTAGGTATTTTTTTACCAGAATTTAAATAATTTGTTAATTTTTGCTCTCTTTCAGAATCCATAAACAAAGCGCTTATGAGAGCGCTTTCATCTTGTAAATCTAATCTAACATATTTGTTGCCGTTTCTGCTAGTTCTTTTTACAGAATCTGTAACAACACCTATAAATTTTAAATCTGTAAAAGCAGGAGATTCCTCATTAGATTCTATTTTAATTTTCTCAGCAGATATGAAGTCTTGCGATAAATCAAAAATATCTTTTAATTTGTGTGAATAACTATAGCCTAACAACTTATTTTCAAAAAACCAATTAGCATATCTAAGGTATTTTTTGTTCATTTCGTAAATATCTTTATATGGGCCATACTTCTTTTTAAAAGTTTGAAATCTTTTTTGAGTCATTATAAGTCTTCCATCATCGCCAACAGACTTAGTAGAATATTGATCATGCACTGAATTTAAAATATCAAAATCATATTTTGATCCAAGTTCTATAAAATTACGCTTTTCTCTATCAGTTAGTATATTAAATGTTTGAGCTTCAAGAACTAAGCGACATCTATTTGAAGAAACAAAAGAATCTAATAATCCAGCTTGTATCAAGGCTGACAAAATTCCGATATTCATTCCAGCTTGTTTAGCACAGACAAAAATATCATACTTATTAGAAAAACTCTCCTCTCTAAAATTTAGTAATGATTCTAAAACTTTATCTGAAACTCCTTTGATAGAATTTAATCCATATCTTATGTTTGAGCCTTCTATTTTAAAATCTATATCAGACTTATTTAAATCAGGTGGTAAAAGTTTGATATTAAATGATGAAAGCTCTTGAGTAATTTTTGCTATCTCTTCATGAGAGTTTGGCTCATATTTTGCATATTTTAAAAGACTTAAAAAGAATTCTTTAGGATAATTAAACTTTAAATAAACTGTTATTGCGGCTAAGTAGGCATAACTTATAGAATGCGACTTATTAAAAGAATAATTAGCTGAATCCTCAGCAACCTTCCATAAGACTTTACCAATCTTAGGGTCTAAATTATTTTCTTTTATTTTTTTTGTTATTTTAGCCTTCCAAGCTGGCATCTGATCAACTTTTTTCTTACCAATTATTCTTCTTAGCTGCTCAGATTCATCTAAACTAAATCCCACTTTCACAGCCATTTTCATAAGTTGCTCTTGGTATAGAGGTATTCCTCCTGTATAACTTAAAATGTCGTCAAAAAACTCATGAACAGATGAAAAATCACCTGTTTTAGCATATGCTGCATAATAATCTAAGAACTCTAAAGCTCCAGGTCTTGCTATAGCAACAACAGCAGATAACTCCTCTAAACTTTTAGGGCATATAGTGCGACAAACTTTATAGTTTGTATCTGCTTCAATTTGAAATAATCCTTGAGGGCAGCGTAAGCATGACAAAGCTGAATATATTGACGGATCATGAGGATTTATATCTTTTACATTTATATCAAGCTGTTTACAGACATCATTAACAACTGATAAAGTTCTTAAACCTAATATATCAAACTTTACTGTTAAGCTAGCTACATCATTCATATCATAAGATGATACTAATGAATCGTCATTAGTTAATTGTAAAGGCATGATATCTTCTAAATCAAAAAATGATATTGATATGCCTGAAGGGTGTACCCCTGTGTTTTTATTTAAACCTTCTAATTTTTTTGCTATAGCAAAAGCTTTTGCATGATTATCTGCATGTTTTTTAAAAGTTTCACTCTCATTGCAAGCATTATTTAAACTTGCAACTTTACCAAAAGTTTTAGGTATGCTTTCGCTAATTATATTGACATCAGCTTCTGAAAGCTCTTCAACTATTTTACAACACTCTTTCATGCAAAGCTTACTGCTTAGAGTATTTAATGTTAAAATTTTAGAAGTCCTACCTTTAAATTTTTTTTCAATGTATTCAATGACCTCAGATCTACGATCATAGGAAATATCATTGTCAACATCAGCTAATAAGCTGCCATCTAAATATATTTCACCATTATGTTCTATTTTTTTAGCTCTGCTTTTAGATACAAATCTCTCAAAAAATAAATCATGCTCTATAGGATCTATATCCGTTACGCCAATAACATATAGAACCAAAGATCCAGCGGCGCTGCCTCTACCTGCACCAACAGGGATATCATTCTGCACACAAAAATTTATTATGTCCCAGTTTAAAAGAACATAGTCAATAAATCCAAGATCTTCAAAAATTTGTAATTCTTCTTTTAATCTATCATAGTAAACTTGAGCATTTTCTAATTCATGTACGCCTTTTTGTTTTAATCTATTAAAGCAAAGCTTTCTTAGGAACTGATAGTTACCTTCCAGGTCTTTGCAAGAAACCTCGTCGTAATATTTTTTTTCTATCTTAATCTCTGGCAGTTTTACGCCAACTGGGAAAGGTGTTTTATATGGCTTGTAACTTGAAAGTTTCATATCTCTAAATCAAAAAGTTGTTTTTTAAATATTTTAAAATTCATCTCTATATCATAGAGTGCGTCATGAAGCTTTTTAGGGTCGTGTTTTATGTTATAATGCTTTAACAAGAAACCCTGTGATGTTTTTAAACCTCTCTCCTTATAATTTAGAAGCCTATATTGCCAATTAATAAATTTATCATTATTATATGGTATGTTTTTAGCTATGGCGGTCGCTAAAGCTTTAGTATCTATGATTCTTTTTATATAACTCTGATCTAATTTTCTACCCATCGCTCTACGCCAGACATCAATCATATATACATCAAATCCAAGTAAGTTTTGACCGACTATCAAAGTATCTTCATCATACAAATACTTAGAAAATTCATCCCATACTTGATTTGGCGCTAAGCACTTAGAATAGTATTTTTTTTCTGAAAAACCTGTAACTTTAGCTGCCCCTTCAGATACATTTATATTAGGCCAATGTATAAATTTATCATGCCTTTCTTGAATTTCATCACCTTTTACCACAAGCCAAGCAATTTGCCAAGGTCTTGATGTAATTAAATTCAAACCCTCTGTTTCGGTATCAAAAACAATATATTTTTGATTTTTATTAAATCTTAGTAAGGTATCATCCATTTACGTACTCCTCAAAACTTTCAAAGCAAAATTCATTACTACCAAAATGATTTAAATTTGGGCAACTTAATGTGGAGGGTCTACCAAACTTTCTGCCACATATAATTTTATATGTCTGTAAAGCCTCTGCATCATCTTTTTTTTCATACAAAACGCTTTTTACCAACTCTGTATCATATTTATCCTTACAATACTCAAAAACAGCTTGAGATATAATATCGTCAAATGGTAAATTGTTTTTCTCTATCCAAAAAATAGGTTTAATTTTATTAAAATTAGGTATGCAATTTTTTAAGTGCAGCTGGTTTTGATATATAAATGAATCATAAAAAGGTATGACTAATTGCAAACTATTGTCGTCCCATATTTTATTTAAATAATTAAAATCAATATTACCTTCATTACCTATATGTGCAAAAGAATATATTTTATTTAATAATTTACACCCTTTATCATTTTTTGCCAAAATTACAACTTTATGGTCTGAATTATCAGTCTGTTTGTTGACATCATTACAGCAAGAAATTCTTAATCCAAAAACAAGATGAATATTATTTTGTTTTGTTATATTATGAGCTTTAACAAACCCAGTCATTGAATCTTCAACTAGTAATAAAAACTTTTGATTACTTTTTTTGTAAAGATTTATAATATTATCTATATTTAAAATGCTTTTGCCTATAGAATAATCTGACTTAAAAACTGGGGTCATGTAAAAAATATATAGACTTATTTCTAGGTGTCAACTTAAATAAGCAGGACAACCTTCATAATAATTCAATTCATAAGTGAAACCCTTAGGTAGCAATTTTTCATCAAAATCTTCCTCAAAAACAGAGGAGTGTAGATCTCCTTTCTCATTAAAAACTTTGTAATAAAAAAAATCAAATTTCATAGGGCAGTGCCATTTTGGATTGCCGTCAATTTTTAATTCACCTTTTTTCTTAGCAAATCCACATAAAAGTTTTCCACTAAATGAGCCGTCTTTTGGAAAGTCTTTATAAGCTGCATAGTTACTTTTTGCATTTTTTATAGTAAAGTTATCTAAATATCTTTGTATTTCAGATAATTGCATCTCAAATCCATAAAGCTCTTCATTATCTAAAGGCTTCATTCTTACTAAGCCGCTATTAGTTGAATTTTCATCTAAATCAAATTTTAGGAATAAAAATTCACTAACTCTAGTCGCATATTCTGGAAACATTTTTTTAACAGCTAAACTATACATTAGATCTTGAAGATTGTCAGTATAATCTTTACCCTTAAAAACTGACTTGCTTGTTTTAAAGTCTCTTATAATCGCAAACTTTTTTCTTTTATATAAAAACAGTTTGTCTATAAATCCTCTAATCTTATATTGTATGTCACCATTACTTTCTACAATTAAAAAATCTTTTTCAGAATATTCTTTAGTTGGTTTTCCTAATTCATGCCCATAAAAATCATAAGTTAGGCCATTGAATATCATATCTTTCATCAATTCTATATTTTCATGATCGTCAACGCCTTCTTTAACGGCATGTTTTAAGATAAGCCTTTTGATAGAGGGGATAGAAAAAACATTTTGTGTTTTTATTATTTTATTGAAGTATTTTTTTCTTTTTTTTACGCCTAAAACTTCGAATATTAAATGGCAAATAGAACCTCTTTTTGCGCCATCATTGCTTTTATCTGGTAAATGTAACTTATACTTACACCAATAAAGCCAAGAACAAGACTCAGCCGTTTTAATTCTGCTTGCAGATAAAGGCGTATCAGGAATATTCATTGCTTAACACTAATGAAGTCTTTATTTCTTTCTTAGTGAAGCATGAATTATTTTTATCGACAAATTTTAAAATTTTTTGAAGTTGATTGTTCTGGTCTATGCTTTCATAGTACCAATTTTTAAGTTCAAAATTGTCTAAATGAGCATCACCAAAGTCATTATATGATTTTGGAGGCATTTTTATACTTAAATTTTGTAAATCAAAGTATTTTGATAGCTTTAGGTAGTTTTTAACAGCTGCAATATGTCCTCTATTTTTTGAACTATTGCCATCATTGTTAGTACAGATATAGATACTATTAACGCACTTACTGCTAAGAAAATTAATGATATTGTTGTTAACGCATAAGCCAAATATGACAAGCACGTTTTTAAAATTTTGTTCATAAAGGGCAAGAGCATCTCCTATACTTTCTACTAATATTACTGTTTTATCTTGTTCAATGGCTTCGTTTACGCCTGTTTTTACATTAAAAGCTGGATAAACCCAATTATTTCTTTTTCCAATGTGTTTCCATTTTGGATAATTATTGTTATTATCAACTTTTCTTCCAGAAAAACCTATAATTTGTTGATGCTCATTAAATATTGGAAAGACCATCCTTCTGTACATTTTACCAACACCAGCTAAACCTACATCAAAAAGTTTTTGAGTTTCCTCAGATATGTTTCTATCATTATAAAATTTATAATTAGGAAATAATTTATCTAAAGATTTTATAGGGTAAACTTTTTCCATTTCTATAGTCTGCTTCTTTACATATTGTTCTACAGTACCAGACTTAATTTTTGAAATTATTGATGTGTAATCTTCATTTCTTAATGATGCAGTGGCTCTAACAAGAGATTCAAAGGGTTGAGAGCCTTTGTTTTCGACAAAATCCATCCATACTCCTGTATTTTTATATATTTTAAGAGCAGTTTTATTGTCGCCGTTTCTATATAAAGCTTGAGTTCTCCAATGATCACCGCAGTCTACTAAATTATAACCTAAAGATTCTAAAGTTTGCTGAAAATCATCCGAGCTGATCAAAGTCTGGTATTTCTTGTTGCTCTCCATCTGTATTTAATTCAATTTCACCATTTAATACACGGGCTATATCCCTTAAGTCGCCCCTTTCAGTTATATTAAAATTATTAAAATCTAAATTAATTGAATTTTTTCTTAATGTATCTCCAACTCTAACAGGCTCTATAGCTCCAGCTATATCGTTACCTAAGTGTCTAGACTTAACATTTATAAGTTTATGAGTGCCAAAAGATGCCCCTTCTCTTTCTATTTCATCAGCAGTTTTATTTCTTAATATAAACATGTGAGAACAAAATTGTGTTATTCTATCAGACAGGGATACAACTGATTCATCATCAACTATTGAATCAGAATTTCTATTGTTTGTTATCCCATACCTATTTGATTGAACTGAAGTGATCATAGGTATTATAGGCTCACTATTATATAAAATTTCTTTTTGAACGCATTTTTTAAATTTATCAACCATCTCACCAACAATTTGCCACTCAGATTTATTGATAGTGGATTCAGAAGTTGTTTTAATATAATCAAAAGAAAAAACCATTTTATTTCCTCTGCCTACTTTAGAGTAATAAAATCTTTTTAATGTGTTTATCATTGAGTCAACATCCATTCCCCCTACATTGTAATAATAAAATTTTAAGTCTTTTATTTTTGACCAGACAGATCTAACTTTTTCAACGACATTTTCACCAGCCTGTCTCCATTTACCACTCTCTAACAAATGCATTGGAATATTAGATAAAGCTGAACATTGTCTCATTATAAGTTCTTCCTTACTCATCTCACCATTATCAAAATGCAAAACAGGTACATTATATTTTAAACTTACCTTTGTACAATAATCCATGCAGAACTGAGTTTTACCAACTCCTGATCTAGCGACAACCACAGTTATATTTCCAGGTCTTAATAAAGAGCCATACATTTGATTAACTTTTTCATGAGGCCCAAGCATACCAAACTCAGTAATAGGATTATTACCTCTTGCCTCAATGATATTTTCCATATCATCGTATATATTCACAGGAATATCATTACCAATCTCATATAAATTTATCTTTGAGTTATAAATTTTATCAGCGGCTTCAATAATATCTGAGTAGGAGGACTCAGGTGACATACCTTTCATCCTTTTCGCTATGGTATTAGATGATTTAAATATCTCTCTCCTAATAGAATATTTCTTAAGTTCTTTAGCTGTTTTGATTGTGTTTCCAGAGGGAACTTTTCTTAAAGATAAAGATTTTATGTAATCTGAGGGATTTAAATTGTCTTCAAATGATATGCCTACGTCGTTAACTCTTTGAGCAATAATAATTTCATCAACATCCTCCCCAGCATTTACAGCTTGTTCTATAATTCTAAATATAGTGCTATTTAGAGATGATTGCTCAGAATAAAAATCAGAAATATTTATAAAACTACATATTTCTGTCAATGCTTGAGGCTCTTTTAGTAAACCTGCCAAAAGCTGTTTTTCTAGCTCATAAGAGTATATCATTCTTCATCGTCTTCACTTGTTTTTTCTATTACAGAACTCTCAAAAAAGTCTTGTAAACATTTAGTTAAAGCTAACTGAGTCATAGCACAATCAAATTTCCTATATATTAATGGCTTACCATTTTCGGACGAAACGGCCATTATAATCCCTTTGTATTTATCTGCACCACCTGAAAGCTCATATATTTTGTCAACCATTTCACTTGGTATATGAAAATCACTTTCTTCATCTTCAATATTCATAGGTATATATCTTGATTTTTAAATAATGATGCTTGTATCTCATCTTGAGGGTAAACCTCTGCTAACTTTATTGCATTTGCCTTACAGAAATCAAGCTTCTTTTCATCCCTTTTAAGTTGATCAGCATACTTGAAGTGGTTTTTATGAAAATGTTTGACAAATTTAGTATGTTGAGCGCCTTGGACCTCTACAGCTATCTTTTTACTGGCATTGTAAAAATCTAAAGTAAGTCTACTTCCAACAACCCTAAATTCTTCAAAAACGATATCATTCTCCCAATATGGTCGCAAAAATTTTTTAACATTTGTTTGGAATTTACTCCTGCTAGGTTTTTCCCAATCGATTAAATATTTTTTTGCATTTTTAAGGTTTCTTTGTTTACCGTACTGATCGACAAACTTCATACTTCAATTTGTTTTTTGAAATACTTTATCAAAAATTCACAAAGCTTACTGTTTTCATCAAGAGTTTTAAATAAATTGTTATCTCCTTGTATTTGCTCTGGAAAATCTAATTTATTTTCTTTTAACAAATCTTTAAAATCTTCTGTAGGCTTGATCCAAGAGCCTTTTTTTTCTACAAACTCCCAAGCGTATAACAAATCTACAATTTCTTTTTCAATCCAAATAGAAGTGCCATCAGATCTATTATATCTTACAGGATAAGACAATCTCACGTTTGATTTTTCATTTGGAGATTTTGCTATCAACACTTTTGCAAAGTGTCCAATAATAGGATTTTTTTTCTCATCTACAACTTTTAAACTAGGGTTTTGAAGAATCAAGTCTGCTTTAATTCTTGGCTGAAATTGAATACACGTATTAGCGTAATGTTGTAAAGCATATCCTCCTGTAGCCAAACCTACATTATCAGGCTCTTTAGAATATTTATCTTTCATTTGTGATCTAACTTGACTGATAAATATCGCCATATGACCTCTCTTACCCAAAGCAATACTAGTTTGAGCACACCACCTAGCTGCAATAGAGGCTCCAGAGGCTATTTTAGCAAATTCTTCAAAACCTTTGGCAGTATCATTTTTTGCTGTCAAACCATCAACAGAATCTAATATAAAACAATATTTTTGAGGATTTTTTACATCGTCTATTAATTTTTTGATGCAAGTCATTGCTGTTTCATAAATATTTGTTTCAAAAACAAAGCAAGTACCATCTTCCCATTCATCTGCCGACCACACAAACTTTACACCTGATCTCTTTCTTACTTCTGGAGCAAGCCTACCTTCAGCTTTAATATACAAGCCTCTAGGTTTTTCTACAGTGTTTAAAAAATTTTTCATAACCTCTAAAGCTTCAGATGTCTTACCCCCTTCTGTAAGACCAGTGAAACGGTGCAATCCAGGTCCAAAGCCTCCATTCATATTTAAATCAAACTGTAAAGAGCCACTAGAAACTTTGTAGTCAACCGCTTTTTCAAAGTTATAATGATCGCTTTTATTTGATTTTAAAAAATTACCAAGAATATCGTTTGGGTCTGGTGCTTCACTCATTTAAAAAATCTCTAATTGTTTTTTTACTAGTCTTTATTTTGGCATCTTTGCCAAACTTATCGCCGATATTATAGTTTGGGTATTTTGAAAAGTCTACTTTAAAATTAAATGCTCTAAACTTTTCGTCTAAAGTATCTGTTAATTTAGGGCTAATTAAATATTTTAATGATTCAAATTTTTTTGGAAAAGAAACTATACTCATAAATTCTTGCGAATATTTAGAACATAAGTCATTTAAAAGCTTCATCTCGCGCGAAAAAAAAGGTCTACGACCTTTTTCTGGGATAATTAAAAGATTTTCTAAGATTTGTCTTTTATTAAGTTTTGTTTTTTTAGACACGCTTAGAATTAATGATTTTTATGTCATTGTCAACCATCTTTCTTACTAAATCTATAAAACTACTTTTAGGTTTCCAATCAAGCTCATTTCTAGCCCTGCTTGAATCTCCCAATAATAAATCAACTTCTGCTGGTCTGTAAAATTTTGGATCAACTTCCATTAACAAATCATCCCCATGAAAATATTTACAATTTTCATCTAAACCCTCCCACCTACACATTGATCTATGAAATCCTGCTGCATTAAAAGCTTCTTCAACAAATTCTTTTATCGTATGCGTTCGATCTGATGATAATACATAATCATCAGGTGTTTTTTTCCAGATGTTAGTCCAATACTTTTCTTGATTTAACATCCTCCACACACCATCCATAAAATCTTCAGCATCACTCCAATCTCTTTTAGATTCGATATTACCAAGCCTTAAAGGTTCAAAAGTTTTTTTGTTAATATATTCATTATTAATACGAGCGACATTTTCAGTTATTTTTCTTGTAACAAATTCTGAACCTCTCCTAGTGCCTTCATGATTAAATAACCAACCCTGAACCGCGTACAAACCGTATGAATCTCTATATACTTTTACTAAATGCCTAGCAGAACATTTTGAAGCCCCATATGGACTTCTTGGTCTAAGTGGGTGCTCTTCATTCTGTGGCTCTACTACAACATCTCCAAATTCTTCAGATGATCCAGCGTTATAATATCTACAATTTGGACAGTGCTTCTTAATAGCTTCAAGTTGATGCAAAACAGCCATGCAGTTTGTCATCATGTGATTTACTGGTTGAGTCCAACTGTTTGCAACAAAAGAATTTGCTGCAAAATTTATAAAGTAATGAGGCTTGTATTCTGATATTACCTTATCTATATTTTGAGGGTCAGTAACATCTAAATCAATAAGAAAAAATCTTGGATTATCAGTTAAGTGTAATATGTTATCATGGTTTTTAACACTTAATCGTCTAACTCCACCGATGATTGTATGTTTTGTATTTTTAAGTAAGTAGTCTGCCATCAGACTACCGTCTTGGCCAGTAACACCAGTAATAATAATTACAACATCATCTTTTTTCATTAACTTTCTCTTCTATCCATTTATATGTTGAGCTTACTCCTTCTAGTAATGGTTTTTGTGAATCCCAACCCATTTGTTTTTTAAAAAGAGCATTATCTGAGTTTCTACCCTTCACCCCTAATGGGCATTTATGACCATATTTTTGTTCAAACTCTTCACCAAAAAGATTTTTTATAGATATGTTTTTGCCTGATGATTTAATAGCTAGTTCTGCTAATTCATTGATAGTCACCATTTCTTCTGAGCCTATATTAACTGGGCCAGAAAAATCATCTTGAGCCATGAACCTCTCAATAGCTTTCAAACACTCATCAATATATAAAAAAGATCTAGTTTGTTTTCCATCTCCCCATACTTCAATTTCTTCTCCATCATTACATTCTGCTACTTTGCGGCACATGGCAGCTGGAGCTTTTTCTTTTCCACCTTGCCAAGTCCCCTGGGGGCCGAAGATATTATGAAATCTAGCTATCTTTACATTAAGTCCATAATTTCTTTGAAATGCTAAATATAACCTTTCACTAAATAATTTTTCCCATCCATATTCAGAATCTGGATTTGCAGGATATGCTGAAGATTCCTCGCAATTAGGATTATCAGGATCAAGTTGATTGTGTTCTGGATAAATGCATGCTGAAGATGAGTAAAAAACCTTACCAACTTTTTGTTTTACAGCTTCTTTTGCTAAGTGCAAATTAATTAATGCAGAATTTTGCATGACATTAGCATCATTCTCTCCTGTAAATATATATCCTGCTCCACCCATATCAGCAGCTAACTGATAAACTTCATCAAAATTATGTTTTGAAGAAATTCTAACAGCATCCTGAACTATTTTTGCATCTGTCAAATCAGCTTTTATAAACTCATCACATATATCTGACCAATTAAAATATTCATGATGTTTAATGTCTACTGCTCTTACATGGTAACCTTCGCTTTTAAGTTTTTTTGCGAGGTGACCTCCAATAAAACCTCCACCTCCTAAAATTAATGCTGTTTTATTCATTTTTTTTTAATTTAAAATATAATCTGTGCAAATATCAAATTATTATGTGTTATTAACTTTCAATTTCTATAAGTATTTTTATTTAGTTTGAGCCAATTTTCTAGTTTTACTTTAGGGGTCCAACCAAGTAATTTTTCAGCTTTTTTATTCCAATAAAACTGATCATTAGAATTGCTAGACTCATCATCAATAACAATGACAGAAATTCCTTTTGAAATTAATTCATCAACTAAATTAGAACCAATAAATCCTGCCCCTCCTGTAACAATAACTTTTTTCATAAAACCCATATACCCCATGGGTCAATTAGTGTTTTATTTTCAAAATTAATATTTTTGTATAAATTTTTGTCGTTGTGAATAATAACGAGGACATCACAAATTTCAACAAATTGATCTAAGTCAGCCATATAGTCAGTTTTAACAAGAGGATCGAAACCTACAACATTGTAATTTTCTTTTTTTAATTTGTTGTAGAGGAAGTAACCAGCTGACTCTGTTGTGACAGATGTATCGGGTTTGAAAGATAAGCCAATTATTCCTATTTTTTTATTATTATGAACACAAACCTTTTGAAATAAAATTTCGTTTTGTAAATCGTTTATGGTTTGAGTAGCCTTAATATGAACAGCATCTAGACCTATTTTTTCGGACATTTTCATAAATGCCCAAGTGTCCCTTGGAAAACAAGTTCCCCCAAATGATAATCCGCTTTTAATGTAGTATGGGGAAATTCTTTTGTCATAACCTAATGCTTTTGTAATATTATGCGGATTGCATTGATATGTATCAGCAATATTACCGATAAAATTAGCAAAACTGATTTTCATGGTAATGTATGCATTTAAGCTTACTTTTGTAATTTCTCCCTCTAACAAAGACATTCTTACGAATGGTGCATTGTTTTTTACTATCTTTTTGTAAATAACCTCTACTGTATCTCCATACTTTGAATCACTTTCACCTACTATAACTAAATCAGGATTTTCAAAATCCTTGATCACAGATCCCAGTGCAACTAAATCGGGAACATAAACCAATCCAAAACCATCATTTAAATTTCTACCACTAATCCTTTCTATTTTGCTGATGATTTCTTCGTGAGTTTCAGGCATTACTGTCGAACTAATAATAAACAGAAAGTCTTCTTTTGTAGAATTATTAAGCTCTTTAGAAATTTCCTCTACGGCACTAAAAATATATTCATTACTAAACTCCCCATTTGCATTTGAAGGAGTGTTTACTAGGATAATAGCTACATCTGTCTCTTCTACCACTTTTGAGAAGTCTCCAAAAACTTCTATATTGGTAAAACTTTTGTCCAAATATTCCTGCAAATTTGGCTCGTAGAATGGTAATTTTTTTTCTTTTAAATTATTTATTTTTTCTTGGTCTATATCAATACCTAGAATTTTTTGTCCAGAAGAGGCAAAAGTAGTTAATAGTGGTAGCCCTAGTTTTCCCAAACCAACCAAGGTGATTTTATCAGTATTCATTTAAGGATATTTTAAAATTGTTTTCATTACTTTTTCGATCAAATGCCAATCTCCTATTGTTATTCTTATGGTATTTTCAAATCCAGAAAAAATGCTTCTGTCTCTGACTAGAATTTTTTGGCTAGCTAGATCTCTAACTATTTTTTCGCTATCGCTTACTTTTACCAAAATAAAATTAGCTTCAGATTTGATGTATTGAATACTATTTTTTTGTAAGAATAATTCTAGTTTTTCTTTGTTTTCTTTGACTTTCTCGATTCTTTTATTTGTTTCCTCTATATTATCTAAAGCCGCCTCCCCTAATGCTTGGGCGAACGAATTAACCTCCTTTGTGTTTCTAATTTTATTAATTACGCTTATCAACTCTTCACAGGCACAAATATATCCAAGTCTGATGGAGGCTAGAGAGAAGCCTTTGGAAAAAGTTCGTGTAACTATTAAGTTTTTATATTGTTTTGCAAATTTTGCACAAGATTTGCCTGAAAATTCAAAATAAGCCTCATCTACGATGAACAGCTTGTTAGGGTGCTGACTTAGTAGCTCCTTGATTGTCGAGGGATCAAGACAATGACCTGTTGGATTGTTTGGGTTGCTTATATAAATTACATCATGTTTTTCTATTTCTTGAAAATTATAAGAATGTTCACCAAACGGGTCACTTATCTCAGAGTAATTTATATTATCAGAATATAAACGAACATAAGTGTCAACTTGAGTATAATTGGGGTTATAAATCAAAACCCTTGTATCTGTGTTCAAGAAACAAGCGAAAATGTAATGTAATGCAAAATCTGAGCCGTTAAATGTTTGTATATTTTCTTTTTCTACTTCACAATATAATGCGAGCTTCTTTAATAGTGTCTGATTGTTTATGTCGGGATATTCGCTGTAGTCAATTTTATCTAACGACTTGGACAATAGCTTATAAAAATAATCGTTAGATTGTAAACTGCATTCGTTCCAATCTAGCTTATTAATCTCAGGGTCACTTGATCTACTTGATGGCTTGTATTCCTGAAAATTATTTAATTTATTGTTTACTTTGATCATTCTACCTTAGTTATGACGCATCTTATCTTGCCTGTTTTGGGATCTCTAGGTATTTCGTCAACTATATGAAAGCGAAGTGGTAAATTACCCACTCTTTTGTTTATTTCAAGGCTCAACTCATTTAAGACGTTTTCTGTAAAATCTTGATTAACAACAAGTTTAAAGTCGATAGATTTGTCTTTGTGTTGTAAAAGCTGAAACATTTTTACCTCTTCTCTTTTAGACATTACTGTATAAAAATTTACAGATGGTATTTTTGAGTCAGTTTCTGTAACAATCATGTCATCAACTCTTCCGTCTATCTTTTTAACCTCTAAAGGTCTAGATATATCATATTTTACTTGGTCGTTGAGTGTTACTACATCGTTTGTTTTATATCTAATAAAAGGCATAACATAATTCATAAAAGATGTACCAATAATAGTTTTGTTTCTATCAAACTCTGTGAAAGAGTAACTTAAGTCGTTGTGATAAAGCTGGCTTTCTTGTGATTGATACATAAATGCTACTTTCTCGACTAAGCCGTAGTGCATTTTTAAATTAAAATCAAAAACATCTTTAATTTTTTGTCCCCAAGAATCTAGGCATTTTTCAGATGCTCCATGAATTGCTTTAATGTTTGGAAGATTTATATTATTTTTTTGCAACAAGCAAGACAACCAATATGCTGTAGAGGGATAGGTGGAAATAGTTGTAGATTTACTTTTATTTATCAGGTCTGCATACATTTTTATAGTCTTATCATTTAAGTGAAACGCAGACATATATATTCTTTTTAATTCATAATCTTTAACTACTAAATCATTGATACTTTTGGGAGAGTGTCTTCTTATCCAAATCGACCATTTGTTGTAAAGCTCTCCTTGATGTGAGTTGTAGCTATGCAATATATAAGCAGCCTCTTTTTTATACATGGAGTCTTCTCCATAAAACCTCATCCTTTTTCCCGTAGACCCAGAAGTTTTAAACTGTATTTTTTTTCCATTAAAATTAGTAGATATTAAATCTTCAAAATTGCTATTTATTAAATCTTTAGTTAGTTCTGGTAATTTTTTGAGATCCTCAAAAGACTGAATGTTTGGATTAAATTCACAATCTGCAAAAAGTTTACGATAATATGGGACATTCTTATGACAATGTTTTAATATTTTTTTAAGCTGACTAAACTGATATTCCCTGCTCCTGTCATAATCCCAAGAGTCAAATTCTTTTAGAAATTCACTAGTTTCGCTAAACACCTTTCCATATCTCTTTGCGAAAGGAACAACATTATAGTAAAATTTTTTTACTATTTTAGGTTGTTTTTTAACGACTCTATTAATTACACCCATTGGAAAAAGTCTTCTGAATTTATTGCTTTGTCGTCTATGAAATAGTCAGAGTTAAATTTAACTCCAGTTCTAAGTTCATGAAACTTTAAACCAAAATCAACTAATTGATTATATGTTTTTTCATACCAATTTCTTTTAGAAACACAACCTCTAGCGGTTTCTACAATAATGTAGTTTCCTTTCTCATAAAGTTTATTGACAATGTTTATGCGGTCTTTAAAAGGTTTGGCTCCCAAATAATCCCAGTTGCCATCTGGCTTTTTTTGAGTGTCGCATAAAGTATTATCTAAATCAAAAACGTATCTTTTCATGTCTTATAAAATTACCTTCCTTGTCTGTAAGTGCAGTAGTTTCATACCAACTATGAAAAAAATTATCTCTGCTTATTACTACTTTGTTTTGATCAAAAAGATGACTGCAATAGCTGAAAGAGCTATTTGATGTAACTAAAATATCTGCGAAGATTAAATGATACAAGCTCTCTACGATGTCCACATTTAACAAAAGTTTTACCCCGAAATCTTTTTCGAAGTGAGAAAAGTTTTCTTTATCTCCCTGACTGAATAATAAAATGTTCAAATTGGGGTTAATTTTTTTCAAATTGTTTATAACATTTCTAAAGTATAGATCCTTGAAATCATTTTTGTAATATATTTCGATATCGGGGATAACCAATCCGTTGTCTTGATTGTTATCGACGCGAACATGAAGACACACATTCACCTGATCTTTTTTAAAATGAGAAACGCCATTATATTTTATATGGTTGGCTAGATCTTTAATATAAGGACGTTTTTCCGAATTAAACTTCTCCCCCCACTCTCTAACTAAAAAACATTCATCTACGAATTGTGGATCGACATTTGATTCATTAGGTATATTGTAAAATGAATTTAATTTATCACAAAACTCCTGTTGAGAGATGCCGTAAGGTTGATAATGAGATAACCCACTAAACCCAGGAAAGTGCATTTTAAGATTCTTTAGCTTGGCGTAAGCATAAAGATGTTGCTGTAACTGGAGCAGAGAACCTAAACCCCCTGTATGGTTTCCATCAAAAGTAGTATATATAGAACTATCACTCATAAAACAAGGAAATCCGCATCTGTAAACCTAAGATTTTGATAAGTGGAGTCGTCGCCACCACTAATTTTCCCAAAGTTGTTTGATGACATCAAGGAATCTATAGCTCCAAGCTCCTCTGTTACTCCTTCGTATTGACCATAAGTAGATGTTTCTAGCGTAACGTAACCTATCTTTTCAAGGTAAGGCCCAATGCCTTTGACAATTTTAAAGTCCTCTCCTTGAGCATCTATTTTTACTTGTTCTATACGAGAAACAGATTTCCAATCGAAAATATTCAATAATTCATCTAACCTAAAAACACTAACATCTGACTGTTGATACTCTAGTTGTTTTGGCTTATAAAGACTAGAACTGCCCATGTCATACCCCTCCATTCTTTCGTTAACCTTATTTTTAACTTTATAAAAAGTGTCCAGCCTGTTTTGATCACTTAAGGCTACTTGAATCATAAAAAACCTTTTAGAAATATAGTTTTTATCTAAAACCCACTTTGATTTATATGGAGGCTCTTGAAGACCTTTAATTGTTTTAATTGCGTCTTCGTTTGGTTCAATACCTAAAACAAGTAAATCATCATCTTTTTCTAACCATGCTTGAGAGTTTGGGGCATTATGAGATAAACCTACATCTATCTTTACTCTTTTGCACCAAGACGGAAAATGAAGTTTGCCATTTTTAACTATCTCTTTGGGGATGTGTTCTGATATTTTCATATTAAATTAAATTCCAATTTTCAGGGTAAACATCTATGGTTTTTAGGTTTGGAAGGGTTGGGTAGTATGTTTTGGGTGCGATAATATTTTCATTTTTATTGAGGAAAGATGCCCACCAGCTATATGTAGAGCAGAACGATGTAATATTATAATCACATTGACTCATCACTCCAAATGTTTCAATATCATTCAAGTCATCTACAAATGTAATTCTTTCGTCTTTAAAGTGTTTTTTGCACCAATCTAAATCTGAAATATAGTCAGCGTCTTTTTTTCTAGACCCGCCTGTAAATAAAAGAATGTCGCAATTTTTAGGTATATGTTTTAAGGCTTTACTGTAATATTCATGCATATATGAACCCCTTGAAAAATCATTTGTCCAAACACTATCTATAGGATTTGTTCCATCGCTGGCATCTCCTCTTCTTATATGTAAAGAAACTGTTTCTTTTTTGTATTGGCTTAAATAAGATTTTACTTTACCGTGAAGATTATCACATAGCTCAAATTCATTTCTCAAGGTATCTTTTATATCTGTGTAATATTTTGGATGTTGAAAAAACCCAAAGAAGTCTGTCTGATCCTTGACCTCAAAAACTCTTTTGTCAAAAAGCCTTGATCCAATTTCTTCGAATTTATAGATATGATTAGTTTTAGTAAAATTGCAAGAGGGTAACTTAAAATTATTTAATAAACACTTTTGGCCATGCCATTTTCTTTCTGTTAGATCTGGCAAAGCTATTTCATACCCAGTTTTTAGTGAAACACACTTTAGTAATGCATACTGAAACAGTTGATTACCCAATCTACCAAGTTCTCCTATTTGTGAAAAAGTAATCATTAATTTTTAAGAATATTAAAGGTGTTTAAATCTCTGTAGTCAGGATCTTCGATTTGATCATCTGCGTGTTTTGGATACACGCTTAACATCATCATTCCCCACGCGGCCCACTCAGGGGTTATGTAACAATTATATCCCATAAATGATGGCTGATCAATATCATAATTTAAATGCTCAGATCTGCCCGACCATCTCATTTTTTTTAAAAATTCATAAGCCTTTTTATCATCTGTTAAAATCATACCTCCTTTACCTAATTTTAAAGGTTTTTTTATGCCAAAAGATAAACACATAAGTGTGCCCTTTTTATACATATTAGAGGTGAATCTTTTAGCTGCATCATATATTGGATAAGGTTTTAATTGATAAATACCTTTCCATTTTAAATCTTCAAATTTAACTTTGCCCCTTGCTTGCACTATTGATTGAGCAACCGAAATATATGTTCTTTTTGGTATTGTGACCTCTTTAACATTGTGAAATTCACAAGACATTTTTATTGCGTTTGTACAATTGTCGCAAGATACAGCATAAGGAGCGCCTGTATACTCAGCAACGTTTTCTTCAAACATTTCAACAACTTTATGAGGATTATGCATTTTTATTTAATAAAAAATATTTTTTAATGAAACCACAAGACTCAAACAGTGCTAGGCTGGATTTATTTTTTACGTCAATTTTAGCTTCACAGTCAGGATAAATAGAAGTAATTTCATTCAATAATTTTTTACCTATTCCTCTTTTTTGATATTTAGGGTCTACAGCAATTCTTACATCATCGTTAACGACACCAGCAAACCCTACAACTTCACCGTGCCTAATTGCTACTATATAATTTTCATTATGTTTAGCCATAAAATTATTATGGGTTTCATAGCTTATCATTGAAGAATTTATGAAAGATTTTCTTACTAAGTTTCTAATTTCTAAAATTCTTCTCCAGTGTTTTTTGTCACATTTTACTAATTCCATAAATCTATATCTTGAGGCGCGGGATTTGAAGGGTTCGACCAATATACATTTAGATAAGTTCTCATTGCTTTCCACCCCTCTAATTGTAAGTATGGCCCTAATGCAGAACCAATGTCCATATACTGGTTTTTATCAAAATCTTTATACAGTTCATGACAAAGCAGATTGCTTAATGATGCTGCGGCAAATAAAAATAAATGATTTTTAATATTGTTTTCATTTATCCAGTGTTTGCAAGCATCTATTAAATAGTAATCATCCTTCATGCAGTTAGGGCCAATCGAAAAATGTTTTACTATCTTAAATGGTAGTTTATCAAATTTTGAATTTTTATTGCTGATAAGAACTATTTTTTTCTCGCTAAGAACAGGAACAATCTCAGACACAAAATGTTTATAATTATCATTTATTAGGACATTGCTAAAAGTTAAATGCTCATCATCCCCTTCTCCATATAGATCTTTACAAAACTGCCAAGAAGAGCTTTGATCTTGACCATTGTAAGCTGGAATCCCTTTGAAATAATTTTTTTTTCTATATTTTAAAGACTCTATGAGTTTGGTATTTAAATAAGGTGTCTCTTCGGGGATAAATCTTTTTTGTTCCTCGTCTTTTTTAAAAGCGTAATCAGGCAATTTTATTGTTTGCCCCTCGTAAATATCCCCTTGAACTAAAACTCCATCACCTAAAATTAAAGTTTTATTTCTTAAAACTGTAACTTCACCGTCAGAGAATCTACAAAACCCAAAAGGTTCATCAGATTTAACCAAGTTGGCTATTTTATCAAACTCTCCTTTAAATGTTTTCATTTGTAATTTTGTTTTGCCCAGTCATAAATTCTAGTTAATGATTCCTGCAAGTCTATATCAAGAGTATAACCTAGCTCTTTTTGAATCTTATCCACAGATGGACATCGGCGTTTTGGCTCATGTTTGTATACAATAGGTGGATCTATAACCTCTACCATATTTTTCTTGCCACATGTTTTTTCTACCATTTTAGCTAAATCAATCATAGATATTTCATTACTTGGATTACCTATGTGGTATAAAATATCTTTACCTTCAGTTAAGACTTGTATACAACCTGATAAAAAATCTCCATACCAGCAAAAAGTTCTAGTTTGGTCACCAGGAGCATAAATTGTCATTTTTTCGCCTTTTAAACAATTTGATATAAAATTAGGTATAACCCTTTTATCATCTTGCCTAAAATAACCAATAACATTAAAAGGTCTTACTATTTTACAATCTACATTAAATTGATCTTTAAATATGTAGGATATTGTTTCGATATACATTTTAGTGACATCATAACACGATCTTTTGTCTAATGTCTTAGCTGTTGGAGTATAAGATTCATCTGTAGGTATAAATTCTTTTGATGGAGTTCCTAATACTTCAGATGAAGAAAAATTTAATATTTTAGCATTATTTGATAGAGCTGTTTGCAAAAGATTTTTTGTCCCTTCTGTAGATACATCCATTGTTTCAATTGGATATCTTTCATAGTAGTAAGGGCTAGCGCAACCACTACAGTTAATTATAAAATCTATTTTTTCATTATAAAGTTTTAGACTTAGATAACTACCAGTCAAATCGTGTTGAAGATTTAAAAGATTGTCACCCTCTAAAAGATGCTTCCTCTCTCTACCTAAAAAATTATCAATAGAAATAATTCTGCATTTGTTTTTAAATTTATAAGTGTTTAAATATAAAAAATATTTTACGAAAAGTGCCCCTAAAAACCCTGCCCCGCCGCAAACTAAAATAGTTTTACCCTCAAAACTGTAACAGTTTCTTTCTGTCTTTTTATATATTTCTTCAAAATCTCTTTGATAATGCTTTTCAAATTTCATTTATTATTGGCGCTATTTTTTTAGATGCATCTCCATTTCCATAAGGGCATGAACAATTTACCTTGTAATTATTAATAACCTCTGTAAAAATTCCAGAAAGTTTATGTGGCGAAGGGCACATAATTAAATGACCAGATTTCTTACCCTCTGGTCTTTCTGTGGTTTTTCTGCAAACAATGACTTTTTTATTAAAAAAACTTCCCTCTTCTTGAAGCCCTCCGCTATCACTAATAACCATTTTACATTTAACTAAAATATCTAGTAACATTGGATGAGATAGAGGTTCCACAACATTTACATATTTTAATAAATGTTTATGACATTTAACATTTGGATTGGGGTGAAGGGGTAATATAAATTCTAAGTCGTTATTTTTTTTAGCTATTTCATCAACTGCTTGAAACCATTTATCTATCTCTTTATGGTTTTCTCTCCTATGTAAGGTTACTAAAACTTTATTGCCGTATTCACATTTTTCTTTATAGGGTAAAAGGTTGTCTAAAACAGTATTGCCCACTACATAAGAGTCTCCTTTTACAAGTTCTTTAATTAAGTTATCTTTAGATAAAGTAGTTGGACATAAATTTACATCAGATAACCTAGAAATCATTTGTCTATACGCTTCTTCAGGATACGGCTGTTCAAGATCATAACTTCTAAGTCCAGCTTCTAAATAATAAATTTTTTTCTTTCTGTGGAAAGCAGCTAAAGCACAAGCAAACGCAGAGGCGGTATCTCCCTGAACTAAAACACAATCAAAATTTCCATCTGGAAACTGTAATAAACAGTCACTGATTAATTGATCTAACCTTTTGTTGTTATCGCAGCTTTGTATTTCAATTTTATAATCTGGTTTAATATTATTTAGCAAATCAGAATGTTGGCCTGTAAAAAGAAGCTCATAGTCATCGAGAACATCTAGAAGAGGTTTAATTTTTAACCATTCTGGTCTAGTCCCAAAACACAACAAAGTTTTCATTTTACATTAAGCAGCTTAAATCCTTTATCGTAATAATGTTTTAAAGATACTCCAAAATCAATTCCATTTGAATTAACAGAAATGGCATTATTATCGACACCATATTCCATAGCAGACTTAGGTTGACTGCCCCACATGGACAACTGATCTTTTGGGTGAGGTGGAACATATGTATTAAGACCTAAATATTTTTGTATTGAATAAGAAAAATGAACATCCTCACCACAAACATTATCCACTGGAGGGCCAGTTTCTCTCCAAAAAGCTGATAATAAATCTCTGTGAAAAAACCAAGCGTGTCCTACAATATCAACTTGTTTTTTTTCTTCGTTTGGGTTTGGCCAGCCGTGCCTTTCAAAATTTTGGTATTTTGTATCATTAAAAATAACACCCACCGTGCCATACAAACCATTTTCTTTCTCTATGCAATTAATGCAGTTTTCTGACCATTTGTTTCCTGGTATTGTATCATCGTCTAATAAACAAATATAATCTGATTTTGAATTTAAGGCAAAAGCGAATCTCGCCCAAACTCCATAATTATAATTATTGTGAGATACTTTTATTGTACCATTTGGATCTTGCACTAGAAAAGAATCTTTAGAATCTGTCGGTTTATTTTGCCAAATCATAAGCTCGTCGCATTTGACAGTCTGTTCAGTAATTGCTTTTGTTTGCTCACTCAGAGTATGAGGTCTCTGCCATGTATTTAGTATATAAGTTACTTTACTCATTATTTAAATAAATCAAAATTAAGCGACTCAATATTAAAGTCGCCCCAAACATTATCATATAAACTTTTATCTAGTTTTAAGTCTTTAAATTCAGACCAATCATTTATGATTATCATTGGTATGCCTAATTTTTTAAATCTTTCAGCTCCATACCATTTAGTGACAATAGGTATACTTTTCATATATAAAGCCTCCCATGTCTTATGACAATCTTTACCATTACCATCAGGAGAAACTGTAAAGTAAGATTTAGAAATATCTCTTAAATATTTTTCCTGAGTATCATTAACGAAGTCATCATGGTCTTTTATTGATACCGCATTTGGGTAATTTGTAGTAGGTTGAATTCCTAAAGAATGATAACAATAATTTCTTTCTTGAGGGTTAGTTGAAATATTAAAATTAGCATAGTACAAATTATCCTTTTCATTATTTTCATTTATTATTTTTTTGAATCTATCCTGATTACCATGAGACCATTTAGGATTAGCAATACCTATTGGTATTGGAGAAACTTTAGGATGTTCGCATAATAAATTTTGAGTATACCAATGTTGCATTTTAGGAAAAAATTCAACAACAGCTTTAACATATTCATAAGTAAAGTTTATATCAGAGTTATGTGTCACTAAAGTGAATTCTGAAGAACCAATCGCTCTAGATTTTTCAAATAACTGTAAAAATTCTGGCATGCAAAATACAAAATTATTTTTTACATCTTCGTTTACTTTTAGTTTGAATACTGGAGTTCGTTCATCCTTATAATCCGTAAGTTGAACTTTACATTGATGTTTAAAATATGTTCCGTTTAAAAAATTCATTGTTCTATTTTTTGCCAAAATATTTCAGATGCATTTTGACATTTATTTTTAAATTCATCATAACCAACTTTACTAAATTCTAAGTAAGCTCCGATTTTATTTACTTCGCCTATCACTTCTTCAACACCACATAATAATGCTTCACCTATCATTCTACAGAACGGTTCATTTACTATTGGTGAATGAAATATAGCTTTGCTTTGCTTTAAAATATCAGCAACCTCTTCTTGAGTTTTGAGGCCACCAAATTTTATATTATTTTGATCTTTAAAAAATTGATTAGGATCTACATGAGACCACCCAAAAATTGATATTTCTTTATCTGGGTTTTTTTTAGCAAAATCAATTATTTTTTTAGCACCTTTCAATTCATGAATATAGCCACAATATACTACATCATAAATTTTTTCTTGATCTGTTCTACAAAAAAGTTCTGTATCGATTGGGTCGTAAACTATTTCTGTATTTGTAAAATAATCGCCATAAAGCTCCTTAAAAAAAGAAAGATGAAATTCACTTAAGAAAAAGTTTTTTTTAGATTTTGTAAAGAGATGCGCTCTTGTTCTGTTATCTAAATATAAACATGAGTCATGTTCTAACCTAACAGAATTAGGCAGTCTTTTTAAAAAGTCTATTTTTTCAGGACTAATAGCATTTATATGCTCTAAATTAGAATTTATAATTAAATCATAAGATACTAAAAAATCTGTTATCGAAGACTCATAACTGTGTTCTACGATTTCGTGGCCTAGTTCTCTACCTTTTTTGATTAAAAGGTGATTACTTCTTTGTGCTCCACCCTCTCTTTGAGCAAGTGTGTAATCAGATACAAATAAGATTTTCATGCGATAGCATGATTATATCTTATAAATCGTCCTCTTCAATAAAAACTGAGACCTTTTCTAGATCTGGATTTTGAGCAATTAATTCACTTTGCTCTACAAAGTTATCATCATCCCAACCCCAATGACTTAGTATCTCCTCATCATCCCATGCAACAGCATCACTTGATGTCATTTTGCTTACTGGTTTTTTACTCCAAAATCTACATGACCAGTATCTAGCTTTATACTTTGGACCTGGATTTGTATCACACTTATGTCTAGCTCTAAAGTTTTTTCTTCTTTCAGGATCGTCACGCTTTATCTCCATGTTTGGATCACCAAACTTGACCATAACAACGTTACCTTTTTCATTCTTCACATAGACTCCGAATTTTTTTTTTGAGCCAGTAGGTAACCTAAAGGGTTTATTTAAAGTTTTTTTTTGAGCCTCTGTGTAATCTAAATCTTCAGCCTCGTTGTCCATTTCCTCTTCAGTCACTCCAGCTTTTAACAAATCAATCTTAGCCATTGTAAAATTAAGCTCGCTAAAATCAATAAACTCTTTGCCCACTTCCTCGTTATAATATTCTTCACTACCTCTTGCTATATCAGAATCAGCAGCTCTATAAGATTTTTTTACTTTACCGCCTCTCATCATTCTTAAGAATGTATTGACTCTAGCCATAGCCCATTGACCTCTAGATTTACCAGGTCTGTGACTACTTGAAAAAGCGCCAGCGCCCCTCCTATAAACTTTTTTGAGTTGACCTAATGTAACTTTTCTTGAGTGTTTAGAGTTGTGCTCTTTGACTTTGTTTTTTAAGGCAGTTACAACTTTTTCAGAGAAAGTAATTTTTGGAGCTTTTTTTCCACCACCAGCTGACCCTTTAGGATTTTTCTTTGATCCCTTTCTGCGTTCTGATGGTTTGGCTGGGGTCTGTGCTCCACTCCTTGGCCCAGGTCGTTTGGCGGCCTGTGATTCCAAAAATTCCTTTGCTTTATCTGAAAAATCGTACTCCATCTAGCAATGATTTACACAAAAAATTAATTAAAATGAATTTTTAACCCTCGCAAGATGAACAAGATAGTATGGATCTTGCAAGCTCTTGACTAGGATTGGCGCTTCTTTGGTAATAAAAGCTTTTTATTCCCTGTTCCCAGCCGAAAATTAAAAGCTCACTTACTTGCTTTGGAGGGCATTTTGGAGCTATCATTAAGTTCAAACTTTGGCTTTGATCTATGTATTTTTGTCGCTGAGCAGCTTGTAATACTATTTCTTTTTGTGAAATTTCACCAAATGTTTTGAAAACGTCCTTTTCTTCCTCAGATAGAAAATCTAAATGCTGTACTGATCCACCTTTAACTAAGATTGATTTCCATGTAGTTTGAGTATTTTTGTTCTTTTCAGTCAGAACTTTTTCTAAGTAAGGATTTTTATAAGTAAATTTACCTTTTGCAAGGTCTTTTGTGAAGTAGTTGCTATTTAAAGGTTCTATAGAAGGAGATACTTGCCCTAAAATAAATGAGCTTGAGGTTGTTGGGGCTATTGCCATTGTAGTTAGGTTTCGTCTGCCATATCCTTTAAGGTACTCAGGCTCTCCTAATAAAACAGCTAGATTTTCTGTAGCTTTATCACAACGCTCTCTTATTAATTGATGTATTTCTTGATTTAAAAATTTAGCCTCTAAACTCTCAAAGGCTATCATTTTATCCTGTAAATAAGAGTGCCAACCTAAAACTCCTAATCCTATAGCTCTTTGTCTTTTTGCAAATTCATGAGAGCTTTTCATAAATGGAATATCCTTTGTTTTTTGAACATATTCCTCCATCACAGCATCTAAGAAAAATATTAAAGTTTCAACAGCATCAGTTTCTTTAATCTCCTCCCATTTTACTAGGTTTAAGGATGATAAACAACAAACAAAAGATTCTTCTTCAGATGAATGTAGAGCTATTTCACTACAAAGGTTAGAAGCATGGACTTTTAAATTTTTATCTTTATAAGGTTTTGGCGCTGAATTGTTTACAGTGTCAGTAAAAAATATATAAGGATAGCCTGTCTCAAACCTTTTTTTAATTAGGGCTGCCCAAATATATCTCTTTGATTTATCTCCAGATATTAATTCTCTCATCCAAGTATCACTTATACAAACACCAAAAGATAAATCTTGTATTGGGTGACCTTCACTACGTATTCTTAAAAATTCTTTTATATCTGGATGATCAATTGGTAGATATCCTGCAAAAGAACCTCTTCGGACATTACTTTGAGAAACAACAGATGAAACTTTGTCAAAAAGCTCCATAAAGTGAACTGATCCGCTGGAAGTGCCACCAGATGATATTTCTGACCCTCTACCTCTAAGCGCCCCAAAGTAAGCTGATGTGCCTGATCCATGCTTAGTTTGCATTCCAACCTCAGCTTGTTTTTCTAAGATAGAATCCATCCTATCTTCAATGTAAACACCGTTGCAAGAAATAGGTAAACCTCTTTCTCTACCAAAATTAGCCCAAACTGGACTGGCTAAAGAGTAGAAACCTCTAGCCATATAATCTTCAAATTTAGAAGCGAACCCTTTTACTTTTAAATACTTTTCAGCACTCTTGGCAATATCTAAAATTCTTTGTTCTGCTGTTTCTCCAGTTTGTAAATAACCCCTTCTTAAAAAAGCTTTTGAATCCTTGTTTAGCCAATAGTATTTGTTCATTAAAATAGATCGTCTGCGTCAAATGTCTGTGAGTTTTTAGAATACTCAACAGGTCTAGAATGAAAGAAATCAGTAGCATTATTGCCCATCAATTCTTCCTCGAACCACATTGTATTTTCTAAAACAGAAGTGTCAACATTAAATGCAGAAGAAAACCCTATTTTTTCTAAAGAGTCATTTATTCTATTTTTTATAAATTCTTTAAGGATCTCAGCATTGAGACCTTTTTCGTTAAATCCATTAATCATCCAATCAACAATCTTGCTCTCAGCTTTGAAAGCCTCCTGAGCTTCATGTATAATTCTACTCTCTAATTCATCATCAAATAATTCTGGATGCTCGCTCCTAATTGTATTGATTATCTTAATTCCAGCAAGAGCATGTATGTTCTCTTCGTTCCTAGTATATTTTACCTGCTGTCCAGTGTCCTTTAATATATTTCGATAACGATTGAACCAGTTGATGATATAGAACTGTGAAAACAAAGAAACATTTTCTACAAAAAGAGTAAAAAGTATTATTGAATAAACATATTGTTTTTTTGAATCTTTGTAAAATTTATGATTGTATTTTCTAAGGTAATTAACTCTACCTTGAATAAAATCTAACTCTAAATTTTTCTCAAATACATCCTCAAGCCCCAAAACTTTCAGTAATCTTTCATATGCATTATTATGAATAACTTCTACATTTGCCATAACATACCCCAAATCGGTCAAGCTTGGGTGAGGTAGATTATCTCCTAATTTACTCCAGAACTTTTTCACCGCTACTTCAATCTGCCCAACAGCTGAAAGAGTTCTTATAATAATTTCTTTTTCTTCAGAGTTTAAATTAACATTAAAATCCTGTATATCGCTGCTAAAGCTAAATTCTTTATCGGTCCAAAAACCGTTGTGCATTGCCTCAATAAATTCTTGCGCCCATGGATAATGGTCGGGCTTCCTTGATATTTGTTCTTCGAAAATCATGACTATTGTTTTTACACCATACTTTGCTTTGCTGTCAAACTGTATTTGAAAAAAAAATTTTTTTTACTTGACAAGTTGATTTTAATCTTTATTATACCGTATAACGGTTTAAAGACGCTAATTATACCTATTACGTTATAGTAAAGCTATACGTTAGTCTGTATACATTACGTTTTATAATTTATATATAAATTATATATAAAATATATATAAAATAATGGAAAAAGGTACAAAATTTACAGAGCCTTTGGCTCTGGAAAGCGATATTTCTTTAATTAATAAAATTAAAGACTGTAACGACGAGGGTAGTTTATTAGAGCTTATAAACCGTCATTCTGGCATTTATCATTCAATGGTAAATAGTTTTCTTTCTGGGCCGAGGAATACCGCAGATAAAGACAACCTTTTAGACGATAAAGTGCATGAAGTATACTCATGCGCTATAAAATTTGATCCTTCTAAAAACACAAAGTTTCCAACTTATTTAGCTAATCACACAAAATGGAAATGTTTAGGAGTTTTAAATAAAAGAAAAAAACATCAAGAAATCTCTTTTCAGGATGATGATTTTTATATTGAACCTCATTGTGAATCTTTTTTAGAAAATCTAAGCAAACATGAGATTTTAAAAATACTTACAAAGTTCTTAGAAAAAGAAACTGACGATAGAGTAAAAAAAATAATTGACAAAAGGTATAATGTCGATAATCATAAGCTCACACCTTGGAAAATTATAGCTGAGGATCTTGACATGAGTATTCAAGGCTGTATAAATATCCATAATAAATTTTTAACTAAAATTAATAAACAAACTAAATATGTATAATTCAATAACTGCTGCTGCTTATCTGGTTAAAGATCCAGAATCTAGAACAACTACAACTGGTAAAAAAGTTGTAAATTTAAGAGTTGGTATTTCCTCATCTAATGTTAAAGATAAATGTTACGTTGATGTTCAGTACTGGGACAAACAAGCTGAAATAGCCGAAAAATATCTTTCTAAGGGTAGAGAGTTTATTGTTCAAGGAGAACTTTCAATGTCATCTTGGGAAAAAGATGGTAAAAATTTCAGCAGGTATTTTATAAAAGGTAAGGACTTACAGTTTCTTTCATCAAAGAAAAAAGACTCTGATTCTTCTACTACTTCTACTACTTCTACTACTTCTACAAAAGAAGAAAAAGTAGCTGAAGAAGTTCCTTTTTAATGAAGGTATTATTAGAAGCAGCTCTAAATAATTTAAGTTTTGGAAATGTTTCTATAAACATTCTAAAACAATTATATAAAAAAAATATTGAAATAGGACTTTTCCCTATGGGAGATGTCACAGTAGATGCTTTTTGTTTAGATGAAAATCTTAAAAAATATATTGAAGATGCTGTAAATAATAGATTCAAATTTTTATCTAAGGATATACCATCTTTAAAGATTTGGCATATTAATGGCGCTGATAATAGAAAAAATAAAAATCAGTTTTTATATACATTCTATGAATGTAATCAGCCGACTGAAATAGAGTCTGCGATAGTAGGTAATCAGCAAAAAACCATCTTTAGTTCAACTTATGCAAGAGGTCATTTTGAGGCTAAAGGTTTAGAAAATTGTGAGGCTGTCCCTTTAGGTTTTGATGACTGTTTTAAAGTTACTAACAAAACTTATATGAAGGATTGCATTCATTTTGGTTTAATGGGTAAGTATGAAAATAGAAAACATACCCAAAAAATTATTAGGACTTGGCTAAAAAAATACGGCAACAATAATAAATATTTACTTACTTGCTGTATAAACAACGCATTTTTTAAACCAGAACAAATGAAAGGTTTAATCAATCAAACTTTGGAGGGAAAACACTATAATAATATTAATTTTCTTCCACATTTGGCTACTAATTCAGAAGTTAATGAATACCTAAATTCAATAGATATTGATCTTGGTGGACTATCTGGTGGAGAGGGCTGGAATTTACCATCATTCAACGCAACTTGTCTTGGAAAATGGAGCATTGTTTTAAACTGTACCTCACATAAAGATTGGGCTAATAAAGATAACTCAATTTTGATTGAACCATCTGGAGAAATGGCGGTTAGTGATGGGGTATTTTTTAATGACAATCAAGCTTTCAACCAAGGAACTTTTTACACTTGGACTGAAGATGAAGCTATTTCTGCAATGGAGTTGGCTGAGTCTAAGGTGGGACAAATTAACACAGAGGGTGTAAAAATGGGGGACAAGTTGACATACGAAAATACTGTAGATCGCATTTTATCCCTTGTTTTTAAGGGTTAATTACTTGGCACATTTAATGTTGATATATAAGCATTATGAACACATTATTTAACTTACTAAACGAACAAATACAATACCCAGTTGAATCTACAGATAATAAAGATGCTTACGAAATTGAACTTTCATTTGCTGGTTTTTCTAAGAGTCAAATAAAAATAACCGCTACTGATACTTTACTAACAGTAGAGGCTAAAAATAAAAAAGACTCAAAAAAAAGAACTGTCAGACTAGCTAATCAAGTTTCTATAGATCACATAGTAGCTGAATATACTCATGGTTTATTGAAATTAACATTACCTAAAAAAGGTGTAAATGAAGGTAGACAAATAAAAATTACTTAATGCCTATTTACGTTTACAAACATCCCAACAAAGAAGAATATATTGAAGTAATTCAAGGTATGAATGATGAACATTCTTACGAAAAAGATGGTTTAGCATGGGAGCGAGTTTTTCTCGCTCCTAATGCGTCCATCGATGCTGATGCTGACCCATTCAATAGTAGACAGTTTGTAGAGACAACTGCCGCGAAAAAAGGAACTATGGGAGATATGATGGATTATTCTAAAGAACTTAGTGAAAAGCGAGCACGAAAGAATGGTGGTGTTGATCCTGTAAAAGAAAAATATTATAAAGATTATTCAAAAGCTCGAAACGGAGCTAAACACATTAATCAAATAAAAGAAAAAGGTTACGAAAGTAAAAACGTAAAAATTGATTACTAAATTTCAAATATTGCATTTTAATCTCCTATTAATAATTTAGGCTGCTTTCCAACAATTGCTTTCTTATTACTACCCCCCATACCTTGAGATGAGTTATTTTCGATATTAGAATAATCTGAAACATCGCTATGAAAATATTCGCCAAGGAAAAAATTGGCCGTAAAAACCCTTGGAGTAGTAGTTCCTTCCACGGCGCTGTCTGAATGAGCTTGAGGTAGGTAAAAAAGTAGAGCTATAGCATTATTTTCTGACCAGCCCGCTTGATCTACTATCTCTTGTAAAATTGCTTTCATATCTGGAGTTTCTACCCTATCACCCTCTCTAGTTTTCTTGCCTTTTCCATTAAAACTGCCTACAAAATCAAGAGGGAATATGCTATCTAATGGTATATCAACAAAAGCGTCAGTCGTATTACCACCAGTGGCTGTCAAGCCACTTGGGTGACTAGCGTCGATTCCAGTGAAACTCGAATCTACGTCAGTTACTTTTATAGCTCTTACTCTAACTCCAACAAGATCGTTAGTTCCGTCTCCATTTAATGCATGATTACCAGTGCTGTAATCGTGATGTGAATCAGTAGAAGCTAAATCATCACTGGAAGATCTGTTAAAATTTCTAGTTCCATCAACAAAATTAACGTCCTCAGAATTAGCGGGGTCTGCGTCCGTATCTCTAGCTACAACAATGCTCAAACGAGTAGTCGGAACAGTGGCTCCTTGAGCTAACGGGATATTAGGAAATCTGAGAATAAATCCTCTAAAGGTTATGGTAGCATCATTATAATAATCAGCAGGACTAAATTCGCTTCTAATCCTACCGAAGAAAATGGAAGAGGAGTTGTTAAGTATAGTAGGAGAAGCGCCGCTATTGTTAAAAGTTTTTTGGCCTCCTCCCACACTTACATTTTCAACCCTCCTAATCCGTTTACTTTCCGCAGCTTCTATGATAGTTCCAGAGAAATCACTACCACCATCTGATGTTATTTCAAGTGTTGGAGCTTCTGATGTCGTAACATTTCCAGATGAATCGTAGCCTGATTTAACTTTTAGTAAAGTTTGAGCTGGGGTGCTAGCATTATTATTGTAACTACTTTGGCTACCTCCAGCTTCATAGAACATATATAGACTTATATCATTTCCACTTTGCCAAGTTGCCAAATTTACGATTTCTTGTATAATAGACGAAATGTCAGGGGATTCTAATTGTGTGTCTTCTGCTAAATTGTAAAAGTTAGTCCAAGTAACTGCCGTTCTTCTTTTATTAGGGATACGTGTGAAATCTGAATCATCACCAAAAATAGCAGCTATTTTTACAGCTTCTCCTTGATCACTTCCGCTAGTTGGTGTGCTTTTATTAACTTTTAATTTAGCGCTGCTTACAGTTGCTCCTTGTTTTACGGTAATATTGCTAAAATGAAATATTACTGCGCTGAAATACTGGCCTTTACTCGCTGTAGAGCCTCCATAGTATGAAGCGAAAGTTTGTTCGCTTGTAGAGTCTACACCAAATTCAACTTCATCGAAGTGTCTGCCACCTGCTGAAAAATCAGAGTCACTTAATCTTACATCTCCTAAAGTTATTGAAGAATTACGACTTCCTCCACTTTTTCCTTTTCTACTAGTATTTAAACTACTGGTTGGATTTAGGCCATCATTATGTTCGTCATCAAATTCACCATAAAATCTCTTGCTTGTAGATTCTTTATGAGTCTCATAAAATGCAGTTTTTCTAAATGGAATAACAAAAGATTGTGATGTGACTGGAGGAGACACTGGAGAGGCTGTAAAATCGCCTGTTCCTGTATATCTAAATCCAGCATCATGA